CACTTACGGGGTCTTCTAAACACAAAGTCATCATCATCGATGAGGCAGATAACACGGGTAACGACGTACAACTCTTACTACGGGCGAATATTGAGGCATTTTATAACAACTGCCGATTCATCTTCACCTGTAACTACAAGAACAAGATTATTGAACCTCTTCACTCCCGATGTGCCGTCATCGACTTCACAATCAAAGGGAAGCAAAGAGTTCAACTTGCAGGTAGTTTCTTTCAACGACTTCAATCAATCCTGGATGCTGAAAAGATTGAGTATGATGAAAAAGTCGTTGCGGAACTGGTATCAAAACACTTTCCAGACTTCCGAAGGGTGCTCAACGAGTGCCAAAGATATTCTACAGGAGGTAAGATTGACTCAGGAATTCTCGCATCGTTCTCGGACGTTTCTGTAAATGAACTCATCAAACATCTCAAAGAAAAGAACTTCACTGAAGTGCGAAAGTGGGTGGTCACCAACTTGGACAACGATTCTTCTCTCATTCTTCGCAGGGTTTATGACACCCTTTATGATGCTCTTGTCCCCGGTTCTATCCCTGCTGCCGTTCTTATTATTGCTAAGTATCAATACCAAATTGCGTTCGTTGCTGATCAAGAAATTAACCTCTTAGCAGCACTAACCGAAATTATGTGTGAATGTGAATTTAAATAAAGGAGAAAAAAAATGAATGTAAAACTAATTCGTATGTGGTCTGGCGAAGATGTAATCGCAGACTTGGTTGAAGAGGATGACTCAATTGTCATTTCTAATCCAATCGTTGCCATTCCTTCTGGTAATGGTCAACTAGGATTTGCTCCTTGGTCTCCACTTTTAAAAGATAAAGGTGAAAAAATTAAAGTTTCTAAAAGTTATGTTGTGTACATTACAGATACACAAGAACAAATTGTAGATCAATATGAGCAAATGTTCTCACCAATTTCTAAACCTCCAAGTAAGAAACTTATCATCTGATTTTAATTGAGGTAATATTATGAAATCATTGAAAACTCCTCTTCGGTATCCTGGCGGCAAGTCTCGTGCTTGCTCTAAAATGGATTCTTATTTTCCAGATCTTCGCAACTATTCTGAGTTTCGTGAACCATTTCTTGGTGGAGGATCTGTTGCTATTCATATTACCAAGAAATATCCAAATCTTAAAATTTGGGTAAATGATCTATATGAACCTCTTGTAAACTTCTGGCAACAACTCCAGATGTTTGGTGTTGATCTGAAAAACATTCTTACAGATCTTAAATCTGAGTATAATACACCAGATAAAGCGAGAACACTTTTTAGTGACGCTAAAGTCTCTGTTAATGATTTAAATCAAACAAATCTTGATCGTGCGGTTGCTTTCTATATCGTAAACAAGTGCTCATTTAGTGGTCTTACGGAAAGTTCATCATTTTCCCAACAGGCATCTAACTCCAACTTTTCAATGCGAGGTATTGAAAAACTTCCAGAGTACTCTAAGATAATCGAACACTGGCGCATAACTAATTACTCTTATGATTATCTGATGGATGGAGACACTACTGCTTTTGTGTATCTCGATCCTCCTTATGACATTAAGGATAATCTCTATGGGAACAAGGGATCAATGCATAAAGGATTTGATCACGATAAGTTTGCTGCTGATTGTGATTCTTGTTCTATGGATCAACTAATCAGTTATAATTCAGATCAACTGGTAAAGGATCGCTTCAAGAACTGGAACGCCACCGAATTTGATCTAACATATACTATGAGATCTGTTGGTGAATATATGCGAGAGCAAAAACAACGTAAAGAATTGCTGCTTTTTAACTATGGAATTGAAGGATTGGTTGAACTCGATTAATTTCACTAAAGAAGATTTAATCGAAGAGAATCCAGATATAAAAAAAGAATATCCGTCATACGTTATTAATAAATGTTTATCTGGGCACGTTGATTCTATTCTTTTCGCCAATGAGATGAATATGAATCATCACCTAGATAAAGATCTTCAATATTCTTTTTATCTAAATAGTCTGAGGAAAAGGAAAAGATTTTCTCCTTGGCTCCGAAAAGATAAAGTCAAAGATCTAGAATGCGTCAAAAAATACTATGGTTATAGTAATGAGAAAGCATCTCAGGCTTTGAAGATTTTAAATAAATCACAACTTGACTTTATAAAACAACGACTTGAAACTGGCGGAACAAAATGACTAACCAAACAATTGAACCTCAAGTAAATTGGTCTCCCGATATGATGGTGGAGGTAATTCTTAATGAACCTGATGATTTTCTGAAAGTTCGTGAAACTTTGACTCGTATTGGAGTTGCATCAAGGAAGGAGAAAAAACTCTACCAGAGTTGCCATATTCTCCATAAGCAAGGTAGGTACTATATTACCCACTTTAAAGAACTGTTTGCCCTAGATGGTAAGCATGCAAATCTTACGATCAATGACGTTCAGCGTCGCAATAGAATTGCTCGCCTTTTATCGGATTGGGGTCTAATTACTATTGTTAATCCTGATTCTATTTCCGATATTGCTCCTCTGAATCAAATCAAAGTTCTTTCTTATAAGGACAAGGGTGATTGGATTTTGGAGCAGAAGTATAATATTGGTAAGAAAGGAAAAGGTGTAGAACCCGAATAAATAAGTGTGAGACCTTTCGTGCGGTCTCTACAAAAGTCGGAACACCCTAAAAAGAGGTTCGGTTTTACCGATACCTCTTTTTTTCTTTTCTTGTATAATTAATAATGGATGCCGAAAGGGTCCACAAAACACAAACTCGCTTTTAAAGGAGCTACCATAATGACTAACCTAACAAGGTATACTGCTGCGGACCTTCCTGCGTTGATGGATAGGATTACGCGCAATAGTATTGGATTGGATGAATATTTTGACCGCCTGTTTCATCTTCACGAAACAACTTCCAATTATCCCCCATATAACCTAGTTCAAGTAAGCAATGTAGAATCACGACTTGAACTTGCACTTGCTGGATTTAAGAAGAAAGAGGTTTATGTCTATACACAAGATGGGAAATTATTCGTTGAAGGACAAAAAGAAGATAAGGAGTCCGACACCAACTACGTCCATAAGGGACTGGCTCAACGATCTTTCAAGAGAGCATGGACACTGGCAGATGACACAGAAGTCGCAGATGTCTCATTTGAAGACGGACTCCTCTCTGTCAACCTAAGAAAGATTGTTCCTGATCATCATAAGCGTAAGGATTATCTATAAATATAATTGAATATCGTCGGCGCGAGGAGCACCTGGCAAAATCCAGGTTGACTCCTCCTTTTTTTCTTGCTAAAATGTTTGTAGAGATCTTGGAATGATTTATGACGATTAAGATTGCATTACTAAAATCTGGGGAGCAAATAATTGCAGATATTAAAGAACTGGTATCTGGTTCTGATGATGAGGAATCTTCAAATACTAGAGTCGTTGGATACCTTTTCGAGTTTCCATATGTGACTCATTTGAGAAATCCTGAGCTTATAATTGATAAAGATAAGGATGCTCCAATTCAACTTGAAATTTCATTGTTTAGTTGGCTTCCAATGAGTAAGGATCACGTTATTCCTGTTCCAACAAGTTGGGTTGTAACAATGTATGAACCAACTAAAAAGGTTAAAGATATGTATGCCAACGTTCTTGAACAAGTTAAGAAAAACAAAGAAAATCTGAGAAACAATGGAGATCAAAATGATAAAGTTGATAGTGTTGACGAACAACCAGATTCTGATAAGCAAGATTGAGGAAGCTCCCTCGGAATTAGGAGAACCTGATTGTAGATTAACGGATCCTTATATTGTTAAGGATAACCCAATTCAGGAACAAGAAAAGTTCTTAGAACCATTTCTTTCTGGGTACACTAGACAAAAAACTTTTATGATAAGTTCTGATAAGATTCTTACCTTAACAGAACCAACACCAACGCTTCTTGAAAAATACGAGGATCTTACTAAAGAATGAGTTTGCGATTCTATACTAATGTACAAATGATCGGGAATCAGTTTCTCGTTCGTGGATATGAAAATGGTAAACACGTAATGTTTAAGGAAGAATATTCCCCAACATTATTCGTCCCTTCAAAAAAAGAAACAAAATATAAATCTCTAGACGGCGAATATCTAGAACCAATTAATCCAGGACTTGTCAGAGATTGTCGAGAATTTTACAAGAAGTATGAGAATGTGGATGGATTTAAAATCCACGGAAATGACAGGTATGTATTTCAATATATCTCTGACAAATATCCTGATGATGAAATTAAGTTTGATATTAATAAAATCAGACTAGCAGTTCTTGATATTGAGGTTGCATCTGAGAATGGATTTCCTGATCCCAAGACTTGCGATCAGGAAATTCTCTTGATTACAATGATGGATTATGCTACCAAGAAGATTACTACTTGGGGTAATGGTCCTTTTAATAACAAGAGAAAGGATGTAAATTATATTCAGTGTAGTTCTGAATATGATCTTCTAACTCGTTTTATGAACTATTGGGATCATCCAGATCATCTTCCTGAGATTGTGACTGGATGGAACATTCAGTTTTACGATATCCCATATATTTGCGGACGCTTAGCAAAAGTTCTGGGTGAGAAGAGAATGAAGAGTTTCTCACCCTGGGGTCTTGTAACTCAAAATGAAGTGTTTGCGAATAATCGCCAACAAATTTGTATGGATATTGGTGGAATCTCGCAGTTAGATTATCTTGATCTTTATAAAAAATTCACTTATAAAGCACAGGAATCCTATCGTCTGGATTACATTGCCGAAGTAGAACTTGGGCAAAAGAAACTTGACCACTCTGAGTTTGATACCTTCAAAGACTTCTATACTAAAGGTTGGCAAAAG